CTCCCTTTCTACCTCTTCCTTAACAACTTATGCTTCTGTACTTCGGTCGTTGTATAAGCGATGTTTCGGGGAAGGCAAAGTCGTATGGGACAAGTTTGACAATACGAAAGAAGTGTTAGAGCATTTGAAAGACATTCCACCGAATCGCCGTAAGACCATCCTTTCTGCTCTTGTCATCATTACGGACAAGAAGGAGTACAGGGAACAGATGTTGAACGATTGTCGGGACTACAATGCCGAGATTAACAAACAAGAGAAGACGGAAGAACAAAAGGAAGGGTGGGTAGAGAAGGACGAGGTAAGAACCAAGTTTGAGGAAGTCAAACGAAATGCGATGTTGATTGCGAAGAAAGCACACTTGAAACCTGCTGACTTACAGGAGATACAATCCTACATCATCCTTGCCGTCTTGAGCGGTATCTTCATTCCACCTCGTCGCAGTAAAGACTTTTGTGATTTCAAAATCAAGAATGTAGATGAGAACAAGGATAACTTTATGACAAAGAAGGAACTCGTCTTTAACTCGTACAAGACGGCAAAGTATTACGGAACCCAAAAGGTAGAGTGTCCCCCTGCCCTGATGAAAATCTTAAAGGACTGGATGAAGATTAACCCGACGGAATACCTGTTGTTTGATGCGAAGTACCAACCCTTAACTCCTGTCAAATTGAATCAGCGACTCAATAAGATATTTGGAGGCAGACCCGTTGCTGTGAATTCGCTACGGCATTCTTTCTTGACCGATAAATACGCAGAGCATTCCAAAGTAGAAAAGGAGATGAACGAGGATATGAGTGAGATGGGTTCATCTTCCCGTCAATTGAAAACTTATGTCAAGTTAGATTAGAATGCGAAGGATACGAAGAAGAAAGGTAAGTTCCCGAAAGTTGGTGAGAGGAATTGAACCTCTGTCGCCCGAGTCAAAGTCGGGAGTATTAACCACTATACGACACCAACTTATGTTTGCGAAAAATATTGAATCTTTTTTGAAAGTGTTTGGGGTCGGCAAAAAATCATCTAACACCTAACTGTTAGTTGTTAGGAAGAAAATCTGTTATGCGGAAGACTTACAAAAAGTTATCATTATTTTTCGCAAAGTTATGCCGTCCTTACATCTACGGGCATTCGCACCCCGCCTTCATCTTCTCCATCAATTCGGTCAGGGTCAATGACCTCTATTGCCCTTCGTTTCGCAGGGTCGCTGGAACGGAAAAAGTGTTTGAGGACAAACTCGTTATACTTGTAATCCGTCTCTTTGGTTAAATCGTTAAAGAGTTCCAAGAATTCACTCGCATCTACATACAAGTCCTTTTTACGCTGTGGATACGCATTGACATAATGTAAAAAGGCACAGCAGTAAAACCCACAGGCATTATTCATCATACTCTGTATATCCTTTTCTGTATAAGGTAATTGCTTACCACATCCCTTTTTCACAAACGACTTTACTGATTCAGGAGGCGGAACTCCGTAAGGGTCAAAGTAAAGTGGTTCAATTAACCCGCTGGGGTACTTATTGACCTGTAAGCAAACCCAATGCGAACCATCATTCTGTTCGCCATCTTCATCCTTACTATTCTCTAAATTGATGACATACCCCGTATTGTATTTCAATGTCTTTGGTAATTCATCTTTAAAGTAGCAACCGCTCAAAGAGAATCCCATCATTTTCGCAAGGTCTTCTATTTGGTCGTCCGTCAGCATACTTTATCTAAACATTTTATTTTGATTTAATTAAACGCTTGTGTGAAACTTTTGAAACGCAGGGGGTAATTGGGTCGCCATATTGAAATTCGCACTGAAAGGTTGCGATTGTAGAGCAGGGTTGCCTCTCCTTAAGATATTGCCCCCGACACCTACACCTTCCGTATGCTTTTTATGAAATCCATACCCCATTCCCATTCCTACCATCATTTGATTTTTCCTTGCTCTCCTAATACCTTCCTGAATAGCATCTTGATGGGAAAGACCTGCCGTCGCATTCGCCAGTCCTGCTTCCAAAAGGTAGTTCCCAGCGTAATTACCCGATTTCGTCCTTGTTCCTCCCGCATTGGATACAAACTTGCTAATGCCTGAACCTTGAGGCAATTCGCTTACCCCCTTTTGAAACGCTAAATTACGCCTTATATTACGACTTCGTTCTTCTAATTCTTTGGCGACAGATTCATTGGAAAGTGGTTTTGGTGGTGGTGGTGGTGATGGTGGTCTTGGTGGTCTTGGTGCTGTAGCATAAGCATTAAAGATAGAAGATGTTTGGCGTTCAGGAGTAGGACGAATGCTAACAGGAGGTTGAAGAGGTTCTTTTCCTTCTGCTATTTCTCTTAAAAAAGATGGTTGGGAGCGGATAGGCACAAGAGGATTAAAAGGTTTTCGTTGTGCGGAAGATACAACATTTGAGGGGTATTCCCGATTGTATTTCGCTTGTTTTAACAACTTCACTAACACTTTCGCATAATAATCTTGACGCTGTTTTTCACTCATATCTACATTTTTCGCAACTTGTTCTTGATAGAGTCGCTCCAACTCCGCCAGTCCTTCTGTATTCAAATCCTTTTCCGTCTTTGTCCCTTTGTAAGTAGAGGACTTTGCCGTTGCGACCCTTTCATTATCGCTCTTCTTGGGAATGTACCCCGCATTCGTCTGATGCGTTTCAGGTTGAATCCCTCTTGTATTCAGTAAAATCTCTTCAGGAGATAACGCAAGGGTATGCGACTTGCCTTTCGCAAAGGTCTTACTCATTAAATCATATCGGTCAGGATTAACGATAAGAAGACCTTCGCCTTCTTTCACTCTTACGGAATGTCCGTTTTTTAACCGAGATAATTGCTTTTTTGAAACGCTTACACCAATCTCTTTCATACACTACGCCTATATAATTTTTGAAATGGAAATCCCTTAAGTATCATTTAAACCCTCGCACCCGTCAATATATCCAGCGAAACGCTCACACCATATTCAATGAAGCAGAACAGGTCAATCGCCAGTGCCGAGTTGTTCGTTCCAATCAGTTGGACGCTCTTGGGGACTGCCTCTTCCACTGGAAGTTGCCGAGCAAGATTGACATACCAAAAGCATTGCGATGACTGGAAACCAAGCGAGTCAATGAGACCCGAGGTAAGACCATCCGTCATATCGCCATTCACCGAATTACAACCCTTGAACTGATTATTGAAATGCTCAAAGGTATAACGCTCCGTATTGTAGATAGCATTCTGTCCGCTCACTATCACATTAAAGTTGTTAAACATCACCATCGGGGAAGTCGTCCCTGCCCCAGCAGTGTCAAACGGCGACTGATACACAGGCATACCAGCAGGAAGACCTGACGCTTCCGCACCTGCCGACGATGATGCCGAGTAGTAAGGAACCACCAAGATGGACTTGATATTCGCAATGCCGTTTGTCAGCAAGTTGTTGAACTGCTGGGAAGCACCCACCGACAGAATTTGGTACTGGTAGTAATCGCTGTATTGAATCGTCTTGACAGGCGATGAAAGGTACGCCGTTTCAATGGTCGGGTTAAAGGTGTAAGCAGGAACATAGAGGTAGATAGACCGAGCAAGAACACCACCCGCAAGGGCAGGGACTTGGGTAGATTGAGCGGAAGGAGTCTGCGCCCCAACAACGACGGAAGCAATATAAGGAACAGATGACCCACCCACAGGTGTAGAGTTGCCGAGCGAGTAAGCACCACCCGAAAATCCTGATTTTGCCGTCAGCATCATCGGGTTCGTCCCGCCTACAGGAACACTGACCGAGGAAAGAGAATAGACACCCGACCGCCAAACAGGTAATGACGATGCTACGGACGACCCAGCATTATTGACGACTTGCGACCCCGAAACAGTAAAAGTAGTGGTTGCCTGATTGAGGAACATTGTCATCTTGAAGAAAGTGCCTTTCAGGAGAGGACACATCGCAAAAAAGTTGTGGATGTGTTTCAGGTAAATGGTCGCCATCACCGAGATTTGAATACCCGAAAAAGTTCCAAGACCCACACCATTCACTTTAGAACTGATGTGCGACACCCACAGGTTGCGAAGGGCAGTAGAGGCACCACCCGATAGACCATTGGTGATGACCCCATTTCCAAGAGGATTGACTTGAGCGGAAGAAGCAGTTTTGCCCGACATCAAGTTGGCGTATGTAATCGCACCATCCAAGAAATTGCTTTCATTCAGTCCGAATCCGAAACCACCATTCGCAGGTTGTCCCGACCCGCCTACAAGACCATCAGGGTCAAGGTTAATCATTTGAATACGCTTGACAAGACCCGTATTGCCCGAACCCGATTGGTAATCGCTAAAGGCAAAGGAGGATTGAGTAGAAGGACTATAAGGCACATCCGCAGGGAAAGTGGTGTTATTACAGACTCCTACACCAAAGATGGAAGTGTCGCTGGAAGATGCCGTTCCACTGCTTGGAAGA